GGTGGAGGCGGAGGTGGAGGTAGTGCACTTGGAAGCATATTTAGTCAGATATTTAGCACAGGCTCAGGTCTTCTTCAAACAGCTGTAACAGGAGGATTTTCTGGTGGTGGTGGAGGTGGACAACCAACTATAAGTCAATACCAAAAAGCTCAGGAAGCTAAACAGCAACAACGAGTTAGTGATTCTATAAGAGCTGGTCAATTGTCTGGTTATGGAGATCCATTCTCAGTGCAACAAAATCGATTATTTCCACAATTTGGAGCTCAAAGTGGATTTGGTGGTAGTGGATTTGGTGGAAACAATTTTGGTCCAACTTCAAGTATCGGAGGATTTCAATTTGGAGTAGGATTAGGAGCTCCTGCAGGAGTTCAAACTCAATTTCAGAATAGTCAACGAGATTATTTAATGAATTTTGCATCTCCTATTGCTCCAACTGCTCCTGGTCGAGGTAATCTTGTTTATGACTTTTTAAATCAAAATTCAAATCCATTTGGATATAATAGAGGATTTGCAAAAGGTGGACTTGTCAAAGGTTATGCTACAGGAGGTGAAATTAGTAAATTTAATCAAAAATACTACCCATATGCTGTTCAAGCTGCTCAAAGATTAGGTACATCTCCAGAAGCTATATTAGCTCAACTCGCTCTTGAAAGTAATTATGGCACATCTAAATTATCTGGATCATTTAATTTAGGAGGTCTAACTGCTGGACGAGGATACAAAGGAAATACAGTATCTTTTCCAGGAAATCAATTCGATAAAAACGTAGGAATCATGGGAGATAGATCATATAGGGCATACAATAATCCACAAGAATTTTTTGATGATTATGTATCGTTTTTATCTAAAGATAGATACAAAGGGACACTAGGAATAACCGATCCGACAAAAAGAGCACTTGCTTTAATGGACGCTGGATATGTAGCTGGTGACCCAAATTATGCTTCAAAAATAGGAAAAATTGCAAAAAATATAGCTGGCACAAATACTCCTGCTGTTATGGCAGGTTTTGGATTGCCATCAAAACAATCTTTTCCATTAACAGCTTATTCTCCTTCCACTAATTCTATGGCGAAAGGAATTGATACAATAGGAATGCAACCCAATCCATTCGCTAATCAAGCAAGAAGCACTAATTTTGCAACCAAAAGTCCTATTATGTATAGTATGACGCCAAGCACTAATCAAGCGAATAAAACTGCTGCTAATGCTGGAATTAAAATGCCAGGAATTGGTGGTGGAGCAGGTGGAATTGGTGGAGCATTAATGGCTAGCTTAGGTGGAATGAAAAACTTAACTAAAAATTTATATGATAAAAGCATATTTAATCCTAAAGCTGGTTATCAAACTAAAATGAGCTTTCCTTCTCCTGCTATAGGAGATTATTTAAGAGGCACAAAGGCAACTCCGCAAGCAATCGCAGAAATCTCAGCTCAACAAGATTTATTAAAAATAAATCAACAATCTCCAGAGCAATTATTACCATTCTTTAAAGATCTACAAAATATAATAGACAGATCTTCTGGAACAGGCTCTAGCCTTTATCAAAGTGTTGGTAGTCTCTATGATATGAAAAATAAAGGTGATTATAGTAGATTAAGCTCTAAATTCTCTTCGTTTTATGGTAATAACGCGCAGAATAGATATAGTTCATTTGGAGAAAAAGGTTTCAATAATTATCTAAATTACATTGGTGCAGATCCATATTCTTCAATGTCTTCTTTAAACTCGTTTAAATTCCCAATGACACCTAATACATATAGTCCATTTGCATTTGGCAGTCAAAACTTTGGTGGATTTGGTGGATTAGGATATCAATCTGGATTTAGTTCTACAGGAAATGCATTTAGTAATTATTTCTCAACAGGAAGCAGACTAGGTATTACCCCAAGCTGGGCTAGTCGAGCAAATGGAGGAATGATTTATGGTGGAACTTCCGCAAAAGATGATGTACCAGCTATGCTGATGGGTGGAGAATATGTTATTCGTAAAAATATTGTAGATAAAATGGGAGAACCATTTCTCAATAGATTAAATAGAGGTCAAGTTCAAGGATTTGCAGAAGGTGGGCCAGTTGGCACTGGATTGCCTTCAATTGGTGGGGCAGGAAATACCCAACAAGATAATTCTAGAAGTCAATTTGTAGAATCTATTTCTAAACTAGTTAGATCTTTAGAACAATTAAATAAAGGAATAGAAGAGCAAAATAGAGATTCTAAAGATGCCTCAGATAGTGCGGCTAGTCCTTCTGATTCAAGTTCAGCAAGCGGAGTTGTAAACAACATAAGCATAAATGTTAATGTTGATCAAAATGGTAAAACTACAGATTCTACAAAAGAAGAAGATCAAAGTGGAGATTCGAAAGATGAAACTGATCAAGAGAAATTCAAGAAAACAATGGAAAAATCAAGAGTGTTAGCAGAATTACTAAGACAACAAGTATTAAAAACTATAGTAGAAGAGCAACGTCCTGGTGGAGTATTATACGGTGGTTCTAAAGGAAGAGATATGGGTCGTTAAATATTTTGATTATTAATAAAAGCAAAATTTTGGAATAATGTATCTCCGCTCTTATCAATTAAATAAAATCTAATAGCAAAAGTTAGTCCGTCCCTAATCCAAGATTCATAGCTTCTTCTCATGCTCTCAAAAGATTGAGGGCCTTTCTTAGAGAAAGAGAAGTCTGGAATAGATAAATGAATTGGATAAGTTTTAACAACATCATCAAATATATAACTATCAATTAAATCTGAGCTCTTCCATGATATATTATTTATATCATTTACTTGTTTCATATATATAAGAATCTTATCTAAACCTACGCTATGCTCTGGATAACATATAATGTCAAAATTAAGAGTATTAAATTGTTGTGTTGGTTTCTTATATTGTATTTGGTGCACAGATGGACTATAATCTAAAGCTTTATATCTAAAAGATAAAGAACCAAATACGTTATTTGTGGTGCCGTCTAGCTTACCAACAGGATAATCATTGCCAACTTGATTATTTGCAAATTTAGATAGTACGTAAAATTGTTTGTATGGTGCTCTTCTTGCTATAGGATCAGATGACTCTACGCAGCATCCTTTAGAACAGTCTGTATCGTTATTTAATACTGTATGTGGACATTCTTTTAATATTTTAAATTGATTGTTGCTTGGACTTGTTGCTAATAAGTAAAAATCACCAAAAAATGGAACATCATCTGCGTCTTCTACGACTTTAAATTTAGTTGGATATACCAAGAAAGATATCATTTTTTTGGAGTCTATTATATTTTTTTGATCTATAATTGCTCCTTCTAATACGGGGTCTGTGTCAATTCCGCAAGATGACACAAATTTAGCCACAAAGTAGTGATAATTAAAGCCATTTATTTCTTTTATACCTTTTTCTAAAACTGTGTCTGTGCCAGATATACCTTGAACGATAAAATCTTCAGCTTCTGACATATCTAGTACAAATTCTATAATTGCATAAGCATCTTCTTTTTGTATTCCAGCGCTAATAAATCTCACAGATATTATATTTTTTGCTTTAAAATAATTTAAATCATAATTAATACTTTTAAAATCTGGAGTATTAGGCGATTGTAAATCTCCTATATTACCAGGATCATAAGCCCCAAGGAAACTATCACTTCCATTAATTCCATTACTAGGGATATCTTCTGGATTTAAAAACTCAAGATTAGTTAAGCTTGTATATTTGTAAGAATCTAAGCATCTATAAGTTGTTTTATATTTTTCATCAGACGGGAATGCATTATCTATGTAAGCGCTTGCTATTGGGAAATAATCAAAAAATTCTGGACCAGAAGCAATGCCATCATATTCAAAATCAAGCATTCTTGCACCACCCTTATTAAGATAAGAATTCCTATAAGCTTCGTTTGGCCAAGCAACATAAGGAAAGCTTTCTGGTGTGAAAAAGTAGACAAGTCCTTGGTAGCTGGCTGCAATAGTTGATGTATAGTTTTTATTTTCTTTTATAAATTTATTAAGAGTAATATACTTGTCTATAATATCAGTATTACTTATGTAATATAATAGTCCTTCTGAATTATAAGCTACTTTATCTAGGTAAGCGTTTAAGGAATAAGCTTGCAATTGATTCAAGTAATATACCTTAGCAGAGAATATATTGTCTTTTAAAAGAGGACTATCTGAACTCAAATAGGTCGTAATATTATACTTCATCTCATTTTGAGAATCTACTAACTCAACTTTGTAATTTTTTTCAGCATTGTTATCTATTTGATTTAAATTTCTTAAGAATATAAACTCATCAAAAAATTCTTTTTCTCTTTTGTTGTCTATATTTTTTCCATATTTTTCTGGTATAATTATTATTGAATCTAAACCTATATCTAATGGCTTCTTACCTTTTATTTCAAAAACAATTTCGTTCTGTGCTCCACGCTTATAATTTTTGAACATACTAACTACATCTTGACGAGAGATTTTATTATGATCAACTTTTACTATTTTATATCCATTTTCGTTTGTATATCTTTGCTGGTCATTTGGATTATTAATATTTCCTCCAGCAGATGAAAAACCTTCTTCATCAATAGCTTCCGTAGTTATATAATAAGATTGATAGTGACCAGGTTGAGATGTAACTATGTAACTTGTTGGTCTTACTCCACCCGCACCAGTTTGATTTAATAATTTTTCAGTAAATGATGCTTGGGTATCCACTTCTGGATTAAACAATATGTTAGCTTGACTATTTTCACCTTCAAGATATTTAATATTTTTAAATCTAAAACTATCAAAATTAGATTCGTAATCAAATATATAATATCTATTATTTTCAGATAAGAGAGAAGGATATTCTGATGACCGAACTAGATTAATATCAGATATATATAAATCATTGTTTGTAAAAAAGTTCTTTTCTATTGATCTAGATAAAGATGAATTAGAGAATACATCATTAGAAGTATTTCTTAATATAGTCTGATCAAACAGAATACCACTATTATTTTCTAGGGCAGGAATTACTCTATTATGAATTCTTATTGATCTTCCTTTAAAATAAGTGCTAAAATCTTTGTAAAAAAATCCTTCATTTGCGTAATACTCTGAGTCTGCTTCAGAAGAATAATCTAATTGACATGCTAACAATGCAAAAGATTCATTGATTATGATGCTATTTGCATTCCCCAAGGAGTGCATAGCTCCACTTGTGTAATAATTTTTATTTCGTATGCTAACTTCTTGAATTAAATTTTGAGGAGGTATAACCCCACTAAATAAAATTCCAGAAGACTCTAAACCAAGATTATTTTTTAAAAATACTGTTAAATAATAAGTTCCTGTGCTATTTGGAATATAATAGCAATATTGATCTGATTCAGAAAAAGGTAATTGCTTAATAAGCAAATTATTACTATTACTATCTGCTTCGGTACTATACAAATAATCGCTAAGGTATATATTATAATATTGGATATTTTCTGTATTATCTATTGGATTTATTTTTACTTTAAAACCTTTTGTATTTTTAGTAATATTAACAACGCTTACTTCAGCTGAGGGCAATAGAGTTGGATTAATAATTGGCGATGGGGTCGTTGTTGTGGTCGTAGTTGTGGTAGTTGGCTCTGGAGTTGTGGTGGTGGTTGTTGTGGTAGTTGGAGCTGGAGTTGTGGTCGTAGTTGTGGTAGTTGGAGCTGGAGTTGTGGTCGTAGTTGTGGTAGTTGGAGCTGGAGTCGTGGTGGTTGTTGTGGTGGTTGTTGTGGTAGTCGGCTCTGGAGTTGTGGTGGTTGTTGTGGTGGTAGTTGTAACAGCATCAATTATATTGATGTCCCCAGCCATACTACCATGATATTCACAGTTATAGTACAAAAGACTTGGAGCACTAGCGTCAACAACAAATGTTAATGTGCTATTCTCTGTTCCATTATTTGTGATCCCTACATCGTAACGATTTACTGATCCTGTATTCTTAGTTGTTTTAATCCAGAAAGGGTGTCCACTAGCAGTGATAGTAAATGTATATGTTTGTCCTCGAGTTAACGTTAATGTAGGATTACTAACTCCGTCTATAACGTAAGCTCCTGAACCGCTATTTGTTACTACGAATGCCATTAGATATTGTCTCCTAAATCGTATTTACTTTCATCATATTGTAAAGCCGTAATCTTATATCTAAACTCTTCTTGTTCTTCTATGTCTAGAATTCTAAATTTTTGAGTTTTATCCATATAGGGTTCTAGAGCTGCTCCTGGATATTTACTTCCGTCAGTAAGTCCTGAAATACTTGGGCTTTTGTTATAATCATAATTTGTTGGATTAATCTCTATGGTCCAAACTGTATTTTGAATTAGAGTATGCTCTTGCTCATCTAAAGATTGTCCACCAAAATCGATTCTAGCATATCCTTGAAAATTTCCACTTGTTTCTGGACTTACATATATTCCAAAAACATCTGTGGCTGTTGGATTTTCTATTGTATAATCCGAATCATACTTGATTGTTTGAACTTGTTTTCTTCTAATTAAAGATGTATTTAATCCAGATATTAGAGTCTTTTGTCCGTTATCAATTGAAATACTTGTAAGACTATTGTTTTGAAGATCTACTGCGGTTAAAATTGCATTTCCAGTCTCTGTTCCTATTTCTACATTTCCTGCTGGAGTAAGTACATTAAAATTACAACCATTTATCGCTGGTAAAAACCCAGAAATATCTTCATATTTTATATCTAAGATTGCATAATTCTTATTTAATTCGTACGTTCTTCCTCCAAGTATCTTATTTTGTCTATTTTGATCTTGAATAAATACAATATCTCCAGGTTTTAAATACATTGCTGGTAAACTAGTTTCAAAATTAACTAATTCTGATTCTAAATTTTCTGATAACAAAGTCCATTTTCCAAGTCTTTCAGCTTGACCTTCACTAGTGCAACCAAAAGCACTCACTTCTATTTCTCTTATCCCAAATCTAATTAGTCCCTCTCTGCTCTCTACATATTTTACTGCTGGTTTAAAGAAATTATCTTTATCATTATATCTTACTAAAGCTACATTTCTTCGTACTCTTTTGCTTGTGTTGCTATATGTGAATTCTCCTTCTTTAACATTGCTATTATTAAATATATATATAGCATCTTTTGGTCGATCTTGAGAAGTAAATATTAATCCAGCATTGTAAAATACAATTGCTCTAAAGATGCTAGCCATATCGTTTAATACCTTATATGCATCTTCTCTAGAGCTTATTAGAACATTACATGTGAATCTTGGTTCTAATCCACCTTTTCCATCTTTTACTAACTGATCACAATATTGACCAATTTCATAAAGAGTCCATTTATCGGTTAGGTTTGGATCAACATACTTTCCTAAGCCATATCTTCTATTTGTAATTAAATCATAAAAACACCAAGCTGGATTATCTGTCCAAGCTAGAGAAAAATTACCATCCCAAATTCCATCGTAAGTTTTTGAATAAGGATTATAATTTGAAGGAATCTTTACTTTTAATAATCTTGCATCATATGCTCTTTGAGGAATACTTGTAAAAAATCTAGAATCAAAAGTCGTAAGGATACCAGCTGTGTGGGGTAGCGCAAGAAAATCATTATAAATTTCTGTAATTGAATCTATTGAACTTTTTACTAGAATATTTTGATCAACACTCTCTTCATAAACTGGTTCGATCTCAATTTCCCAACCTATTGTGTTGCTATTTGTGTATGTATCTAATCCAGTCCATTCAAAAGTTTCAATATAAGGTCCTTGATTTAATTTACCAACAATTGTTAAAGTAACATAATCTCTAGCATCTCCATTTAAAAGTCTTTGTCTTTTATTTACGTGATCTTGAAGAGATGATCTAAAATCTCTTTGTAATTTACCTACATCTATAGCGTAAGTAGTATATATTTTGCCATCGTGTCTATGGGAATATGTTGTTCTACCATTTATAAACTCTGTAAAATTAGCAGGTTGTCGTTTATAACCATCTGGACCACCTTTACCATGATTCGCTGATCCTTCTGGACCGTCTGGGTACCAAAATAAACCTAATACATCATACTCCTTTTTATAAATCTCTTCATAGTATTGCTCTTCGCCTATCGTATATGTTCCTCCTGATACGCCTGTATAATTAGGATTTGGAACAAGAATAACTTCTTTTCCTTTATTAGGAGTATAATCTATTCGTTTTAAATATAAATTAAACGACATCTCTAATCTGTCTATTCTTCCTCCAACGGAATTTGACGCAGCCTGATCTGATGTATCCCAAATCGTCAAATCTACTATAGTCTTAAATAAACTTAAAGCTTTAAGATTTAGTCTTAATCCATATAAATCTTTAGTTAGGATAACTAAAGATTTTTTATAAGTTCTAGTTCTTCCATCTTGAAACTTTCTTGAACCAAAAAGTTTTGTTCCAACTACTTTTGTATTTGTGAGCCTTCTTGGTAATTTAATTTGATTTGCTAAATTTTCTCCTGTTGTTTTGTTTTTTAAAGTTAATGTATCTAGATATTGACCATTATTAGTTTTCCTTGCGTAAAAAGGTTCTTCTAGTTTTGTATTTTTTAATTCTTTTAAACTAGAATGTCTAGGAGCAGAATCTGCGTTGTCATATTTAAATTGTATAAATTCAAAATTAAGGCTTCCTTGATTAGGATAAGTGTTATCTGCAAGAGGAATTTCGTTCCAATATAATGATCGAAGTATAGAGTCTTTTCCTGGATATTTAACAATTTTAATACCATTTTTGTATCCTATATCTCCTAAAACGTATCCAGGATTAGGAACAATTTCATAATCAACAATTCCTTCTATTGGCCCCTCGCCAAGGATGTCTAGTATAGAAATATTTGTTAAAGATCCAATTCCAATATCTTTAGACTCTTTTAATACGTTACCGAATCTATATCCGTAGCTATTGACTGTTACACTGTTCCCAACTTGAGAGACTAAGCTAACACAATTACTAGGAATTGATGAAGAAGTCAGACGAAAATTTTCGTAGCGTGGTAATCTTAAATTTCCATATCCCATATTTTTACCTTAATTCTATGTATACCGACAAGAATATACATCTCCTGCTCTTGGAGTATATGTTCCAAAAAACAAAGCAAATTCTTGATATACATTATTAAAAGCGCAAGTATCTGCTAATTTTATATAAAATAAATAAGTTACTCCGTTCTGACTAGGAATTCCATTTGGATATTTAAGAAGTCCACTAGGCAATCTTTGAGTTGCAAAAGATGAAGTTGTATCTAAATTTCCTCCAGCAACAAATATGACTTGATGGTTTACTTGAGTTGGACTAATAGTAATTGTTGGAACATTTTCTGCTGGATTACCGCTCAGACCACCTTTAATTAAATTACTTGCAGTAATATTTAATGATTCTACAAATGGTGTTGATGCTGGTCCGCTAGAATTAGCATCTGGAGTATAACATACATTACCAAGTTGATCTTGCTGATTTGATGATGAGAACAATATTTGATAGTTCCCATTTATTTTAATATCTAATTCTGCATTTCTTGCAACTCTAGTTGGATCATCTAATTGTATCCAAAAACAAGTTTCTGCTTCTATTCCAGCTTTAGGATTAAAAGTGGTAGTTGGTATTTTAAAACTTCCTGGGGAAATATTATCTGGTTTTCCATTCTTTCTGATTGTTTCAAATTCACTTGTATTAATTTTTTTAAAGGTAATCACGTCATCAAAAGCGGTTTGTAAGTCTAAGACAATTTTATTATTTTTTATAACATCAAAACTCCAATTGGGAAGATCTATTTTACTTGGATAAGTATTTCCAGCGCTTTTATTATTTTCTTGATAACCAGAAAAATTAAATGTTAAAGTCGCCGTTGAGCTAGACCCTCTAGCATTTGAACAACTAGCATATGCATAGAATGTTCCAGCATGTCTAGGTGTGCCTGAGATTGTTTTATTTGAGCTATTAAATACCAATCCTTCTGGTAAAGCAGATATTCCAATTATAATTTGTTTATTATTTAAACCTGCTAAAGATTGATTTCCAATAGAACTTCCTACTGTTCCTGCAAAAGTTTTAGAAGATATAGTTGGTAATGCAATTGAATTATTAATAGCACCATATAGAATGATTAAATTAAAATTTTTTCTATTACCTGCGTCAGCATTAGGACCAGATACAGTGAAATTTAAAGAAAAGTTATTAATTGTAGAATCTAGGTTGTTTGATGTAGTCCCAGTGATAGTTTTTGAAGCTTCGTTCCAGACTAATCCTAATCTTTGTAAAAAATTAAGAGAGTCTGAGCTTAAAGAAGCGTTAAAGCTAGTTGCGGGTAAATTAGTTGTTAATGTATAACTAAAGGCTGTTCCTTTAAAGGCATGCTTTGTGGGAGCACTTGTGACATAAATTGGGTCGTTACCAAATTGATCTCTGCTTTTGATAGTTAAACTTTTTTTGGCCATAAATGTTTCTAGAACTTGTTTTTTATTTTTTCCAGATCCTATGGTCACTAATCTGTTGCCATTCAATCTTGATGTAATTATTCCTGTAAAATATCCAACATAATTAATTTTAGTTTTTTCTAATAAAACAGTCGTACTTGAAATTGTCGCAAATCTTAATCTATCTGGAGAATTGCCATCTGAAAGACTTCCAAAATCTTCATAAGTTAAAGATGATGGAACTTGGTCTAATGTCGTATTAAAGTTGAAGGTTTGACCAAGGGTAGCATTTGCTGTGCTAGGACTTGTTACACTAGCTGCAGTTACTGCTTGACCAGGATTGCCATACATAACTAGTCCATTAATAAAACTCCAAACAAACCAAAATCCTTGGCCTCGATCTATTCCCTCTATTGAAACTTTGTTAAATGGGGATTCTGGTAAAGGATTAGGATAAGAACTACTTGCAGAAAAAATAGGATTATAAGCGTCTACCAAATCATTAACATCTGCTATTGTTATATCAGTACTACTAGGTTTTCCAACATCATTGTATAATGTATATCCGTCATAAGAACTACCATTTTTTCCTCGCCAGGCTAGTCCTTCAATAAACTTATTTGGATCACAATCTTTACATTTTTTAGGCATATAATTAAATTGATAAAGAGCTATCTCCAATAGAATTACCTTGAATATCCTGTATATTAACTGGATATCCGTAATGTGAAAAGTAAAAACTTCTCGTTGGATAGTTCTTTTCTCCAGCTCCGACTCCAATTGGCGCTTTTCCATCGCTCTCATACTTATTGCTTCTAGATTGAATTCTATACAATTGATCGTAAGAACTAAAAACTTGTTGACTTCCTATAATTAATCTACCATATCCAATAGGAATTGGACCACCTTCACCAACAGTATTAACTGGACCATTAAAAGTGTAAGAAGGCTCTCCTCCTCCTCCGCTGTCTGGAGATGCTTGGAAATCTGCAGAAGGATTAGCTATAGATTGAGGACTAACCATTGGCGGTGGCTTCATTAATAATAATGATACTCCCAAAGCAACTAATCCTAAAATGGCTGGAGCTAATAGTGCAAGAAAACCAAGAGATGCTCCTCCGCTAAGAGGAGCTAGCAATATAGATAAGAATATACCAAATACTGATTTTAGTCCTCCAGCACCTCCACCACCTCCTTTTGATCCACCGCCTTTTCCTCCTCCACCGTTATGAACAAGAATATCATTAGCAATATATGTATGATTTTTTAAAACATGAAAATTATATACTTTTTCATTACCGTCTTCTTCTATTTTTTCAATTGGCATAACATCGCCGCTTTTGTGAATTAAGACATCTCCAACTTTAAAATTTTCTAAAGGACTAAATCTATTATATTCATTAAAAAACCAATGATTTCCTGTGGCTCTAATAATTGACCCATCCCATAAAGTAATTTTTAAGATTTTATTATTCTCGTGTTCAAATACTTTTTCTATCACATCAATTTGAATTTTCTTGTCTTTATCAAAAGAATATATCTCATCTCCTTCTTTTAAGTCCTCTATATTTTTTACTCCTTGTGGAGTGGATACTTTTGTACCAGCTGGAAAGCATCCTCCACCACCTCCACCACCTCCACCACCACCAGATCCTTCTAAAATAGGAATAATATCTATGGTTTTTAATTGGCCTCCAAAATCCATAAATATTTCAGATTGATTCATCATTTCAAAATGTTTTTTATTTACTTGTTGATACTCTGTGGGTAATTCTTGTGCATTTGGTATCCATAATGGTCGATGATTTATTAATATCTCATATTTTGCATTCTTTTCAGATTGAGAAATGAATACTTTTGTTAATTTTTTGGTATTTACTTCTATTGCTCTAAAAGCTTCTGCAACACTGGAAACGTTTAGATCCCATTCTTCTCCAATTTCTTGGCCTAAATTTCCATGTAATTTAACCTTTACCATTTGCAAGCTCCTTGTACCTCAAGATATAACTAGTATGTTTCTTGAAGAAGTTATCATATATATTTACACAAGAAAATGAATTAAAAGGTTGGTGCAAAATTAATCCGTCCCCTATATAAACAGATGCATGAGTAGCAAATTTATCTGATACTGCAGGAAATATCATCATAATTCCATCTGATTTTTCTAATTTAGTGCTCTTGTCTAGCTTAAAAAAACCTTGATTTTTAAAGTTATTTTCATATAAATCTTTAATATCGCTTAAATTTTTTGGGTAAATTAATTCTTTCGGAAACTCTATGTTAACATTCTCTTCTTTTAAAGCGTACTCTTTCATCAAGGTAAAACAATCTGATTTACCAAGAAGAAAAGGTCTGCCAATGTAAGAATTGCTATCTGTATTTGGGGTATAAAAATTAAAATAGTCTTTTTTTACATTATATAGTATATAATGAATATTATATACATTACTATTGCTTTTATCAATTTCACTAAATTCAATACTCTCATTTACGTGAGAGTGATAGCAGGCAACAATTTTTCCTAAATTTGAACAATTTAGATAGTCTTGAGGGGATATAGTAAAATTATTTTTTTTATCTTGAGCTCTATTTTTACAAGGAAAAATATCAAATTTATAGTTATTATTACTAAAATAAACAAAACCGCAAATTTCTTCTTGAGTTTTTTTTAAAGCGATATTTTTGATACAATTTTTAATTTGAGAGTTGAAATCCATCTTATACTCCTTGAGGACCTTGTTGAGATTGGAATTTGCCCTCAACAGATGGAAATCCTCCAAATGGTAAAATTCCCATTAATTGATTATTATCTGCATCTTTAGGAGCTCTAACAGAGAATGTTACTAAAGGATCGCTTAGACTATTATTTGTCCCATACCGATGTTCTGCACACAAAGTATATTGTGGAAAATTAATATTTTCTTTCCATCTTAATCTACATCCATTTAATGTTTTAGAGCAAGAGTCCGATTCCCAATATTTTGTATTTGGTGGAGAATTTATTGAATCTGCTGTATGAGGGTCTTTACAAACAAAATAATATTTTATACTATTTTTTTCTATATAGATATAATTTCCAGTATTGTAATAAATTCCTTGAGCCCAATATCCTTTATCTTGCCAATCTAAATCTCTAAATCTAGAAAAGGTATTATCTTGTTCAGTTGCTACTGGTGGGGCAGATTTTAATCCCATAGCTTTTTGAGAAGAAGAAATATACGATTTTAGCGTACCTTTTCCAGCTGCATCTGTGCTAGGACTAATTAAAGTATTAACTTCACCGTAAATGCCTGAATGGATAGACGTTAATCGATCAGATTTTTCGTATAAACATCCTTCTCCTCTATAAGTAAAGGAGCAATTTTTAGATAACAATATTCTACCTGGAAGCTTGATGCCTTCAACATCAAGAAGCGAAGCTAATTCATAAATAACATTTTGAGAGTCTTCTTGAACTTTTCTATCTATATAGTAAATATCTGGAGTTAATTCTACTTCATAAATATCAATTTTCTTACTATTTATTTGATCCAAGTAAAGAGTTGCCATATTATGATAAGCTGTATAGATTTGAGCTGAACTAGGACTATTGAGCTCTTCGGTTATGTAGTCTGTAGCAATCAAATTAATATTTTGAGTTTGAAGTTGAGCATTACTTCCAGTATGAGTTGCTATAAACGTGCATCCAGTTGAGCTAATATTTTTTAAATATTGATTGTACAAAAATCCTGCATTTCCCCAGCTATTAAAAAGTATCTTTGGTACAGTGGAAAATTCAATTGGAAATGGGATACTATATTCTCCAGAAGTGGCAGATCCAAAATTAGTGCTTAATTTTAAAGCAATTAAATTCGCATTTTCATTTGTGGCTGGATTCACTCCTGTATAAGTTCCAGTAGGCACTGCTAAATAATTTAAATCAAATGTACCACTTAAAGGTTTCGAGAATCCAGCAGTAAAGCTGGCGCTGCTCTGAGATGATATGGAATAATTAAATTTTTCTGCTAAAACTTCATTTGTGGTTTTAAAAGAGACAAAGGTAATCAGTTCTGATCCAGATTCAGAAAAAGATAAAGGATAGCTTACTGTGGAAGTAGTTAAGTTGTTAAAGGTTATCGAAGATTTATTGCATATTACTTTTATATTGTTATTTGTATCTTTTTTCTTAAACTCTTTTTCTGATACATTTATGATATTTGTATAAGTTGTGTTTTCTGGTATAATAAATACATCAGAAGAAAATGCATCGGTAACATCTGAAGTTTGATTTATTTCTTCTGGAATGAATAGATTAAAAAAGTCTAAAGAATTTTGATTATAGTTTTGTTTTTGTAAATTAATATCTAAAGTCTTTAATCTATCGTCTGTTCTTAAGCACGTAAAAATTTTATTTGTAGATGGATTAGACTTAATTGTATATACTAGCCATTTTGAAAAATCAATAGGCACTCTTTCTAAAGATCTTACTGTTAGAACTTCTCCGTCTCTAGAAGCCCAAGGAGTATCCGTAAAAGAATTAAAAGGATTAACTCCACCAGGAAAATTATCTGGACTTAGGTATCTAACAAAAGTCTTTCTTCTTGTTACCTTAGATCCGACTATATCTTTCAATTCATTAATTTGCATTCTAATATATTTATAAAAAGAATTAAATTCATCATCTAAAAATTGACTAGAAAATTTTACTTTTGGAGTAGGAATTGTGCCATTAGAAGTTATATCAAATTGTTCTCCATAAACAGGGAAAGGGAAGAAAAGATTTCCCCTCCACTTGATAATTCCTCGATTTATATTAAAAAGATTAAAATCATTATGAACTCTTATCACTCCATCTTTTACTGGGCCATTTGCACCAGGATAAGACATTGTAGCAGGTTTAATTTCATTTAAATCTATCTCAAAAAGATAAATTGGAGTAGTTGGTTCAATCTCGTGAATATGAGAATTTATTGATCTTTGAGCTTCAAGAGCTTGAAGAAAGTATTCACTTGCTGAAATATTAGTAGTACTAGGATTTTCTGCATATCCCATATTAAATTTTCTCCATTTTATTTACTACGCAGAAACTTCTTCAAATTTCGCGCGAATAGAGTAGTTCTCTTTGAAAGTGAAAGTTGTATCCCATTCTCTACAAACATATCTTGTTCTGTAAGTTTGATCTGAGTAAATATCTCCAGGATTATACGCAAATGCTTTTATTGCAGATCTTTGTTTTAAGAAATGGACGATTGCTCTAGCTTCTTTTGAAGTTCTTTGATCGAAGCTTAGTTGCAAGGTTTTTAAATCTGGATTAATACTTTTACTAATCCTCTGTTCGTATCCATTACCAAATCTGATCGTAGTAACTGAGGGCTTATGCTGGACACTAGAAGTATAAGAAGGAATCCAAATAAATTTTGGGATCACAGTAGAATTTGAAATAGTTGTAACTCCTCCCCAGAAATCATTTCCAGAATTTGTACCAGGCTCACTTTCGGCTGTTTTAAAGTGATCTTTTAAAGCATACCAAAATATATTCTTGTATTTTACAATATCATTTTTTAGAAAATTAGAGCCTAATGATTTATTTGCCCATGGAATCATGCTGTCATTTACTGAACCAGAGTTCTCTTGAATTCCTACTCCGTAAGCTGATGTTGATCCATATCCCATAAAACTTATCCTCAACTGTAATTCAAAATCTTAACAATTAAATTTTCTATATCTTTTAAGGCTATTTTTACCTTATTCCCTTTTTTATAGTAGAATAGTGACTCTGAAGGATCAATGCTATTAATATTAAAGCGGTCTTTAGCCCATTCAAATGCAAATTTCATATTTTCAATTTTTAAATCATCAATTTTTTCTATTTTGTCTACTAATAATTCACAATAAAAAATATTCCCATCTGGTCTATGAAGATTGTACTTCATAACTTTTTCTATATTCGGTATTCCTGGATGAGCAAAATCTGGGAATTCAGCAATATCATTAGAATTTAATCTTCTGATAAAAACTACTTTTTCTATAGATCCATCTTGAGCTCTTTGTATATTGTAAAGATTGTTTTCAACATACCATGTTAGCCAATCCTTAAAACAGTGACATTCCATTTCGGGTATACGCTCTGAACTTAAGAATGTATACAATTCTTCATATATTTTTTCCATAAACCTTACTCCTTTTATATGAGTATATTACACTTAAAGGGGTGTAATTCTTGATAAAGGTATAAGGTATGTTATCTAGATTTACAAGAGAATTCAATAAAGTCTATATTAATGACTCGCCTGTAACAGGCGCACAGTCTATATCTGCTAGTTACGATTTGCCAATAGAGGATGTTAAATTTTTGGGGGTAAATAATAGGCATTTAAATAGAGTTCCAATTGGTATATTTGTAGGCGCATTGAGTTTAGAGTCTTTGTTCATTAATACTGATCCATTTATTCAATATACAGGCGAATATGGAGCGAATATTAAAATACAATATGAGGACAATACATTTGTTATGAATAGTGGATATATGGCTGAATATCAATTCTCTTGCGGAGTTGGGACTATAC